CTGTCAATGGTTCAAGAAAACATTGTTATTTAGGAAGGTTAAAAACAAGATGCCAGAACACGGATCGTCGAGATTGTCTAGCATCTACTGATTTAAACTCATTCATGATGAATGATGTTACGTAATCATTGGTGTAATTAGCTAAAAAGAGCGTTAAATTAACAAGCGTCGTGTTATCATGCGAAAACATAATAAAAGACGCTTGAATAAGGCACGCAGCATTATTGTTCTTGAAATGCTGTTGAATTGCAAGGGTGGACCAATGCACGATAAGCGTGATGAACGTGGTGGTGCAAGAAACGAGCAACGCGAGCTATTGAACGAAGTTGATGGTGTAAGTGGCGCGCACGATGTGGTACACTGTTCAACATGAAGACGGTAATCGACGTTCTTGAGGAGCTTGAATCAACCGGTGGTTCGTTAGCGAAGCGCTCAATTCTTGAGGATAACTCACGTAACGAATTGTTGCGACGGGTGTTCGTTGCATCGCAGGATCCGTACACCGTATATTACGTCAATAAATTTAAGGTGCCACCTGCAAAAAATGCATCGAATGACTTAGATGATTGCATTGTGGATGCATTCATCACCGGATTAGATTCAATGCTCGCTACACGAATGATCACAGGAAACTCCGCGAAGGAATGGGTTGTTGCTAAGTTCTCCACGATGAATGAACGCCAGCAAAAGTGGTGTCAACGAATCATCCTGAAGAACCTCCGTGTTGGCGTTCAGGAATCGACCGTCAACAAGGTGTGGCCAGGACTTCTGAAAAGCTTCGAAGTTGCACTTGCTCAAACGTTGAGCACGACGTGTACAAAAGAAAATGGCATCAAGATCAACGAAAGGATCGCATATCCAGTTCGCGTTGATCCGAAGCTCGACGGTCTTCGATGCATCGCAGTGAAGCAGGAAGGCGTTGTTACAATATACACAAGGAACGGTACCGTTCTCGATACTCTGCCAACGGTGACAAAAGCTCTCGAAGAGGCGTCGTACGACAACGTCGTCCTCGATGGAGAGATTCTCGCTGACACTCACGATTGGAACACTTCGGTGTCTGTCGTCATGTCGCGAAAGGAGAAGAAAGACGATTCTCACATGGTGTACAACGTTTTCGATGCCGTTGCGCTCGAACAATGGATCGCACAAAACAGCACCGCTACGTATGTTGCAAGACTAAATGTCGTTCGTTTGATCGTTGACGCAGTGAATTCAAAGAACGTCGTTGCCGTTGAAGGAAAGACAGTCGAGAACGAAAAAGAGCTTCTTTCGTTCTACTCCGAATCGATGTCACAGGGTCACGAAGGGATCATGATCAAAGATCTCAACGCGGCATACGTGTTCAAGCGCTCACGAGCGCTCATGAAGATGAAGCCCGTTATGACGCATGAAATGGTAATCATCAGCACATACGAAGGACGGACTGGAACAAAAAACGAGGGAATGTTCGGTGGGTTTGATTGCGTTTCGCAGAACGGAATAATCACTCGCGTTGGTGGTGGATTCAACGATGCGTTCAGGGCCGAAGTGCAGCTCAATGGTCCTGAATCGTACGTTGGAAAAGTGATTGAAATCGAGATGCAACCCGATCCATTGACAACCGATGGACTTTCGAAGGATGGAAAGGCACGTTTTCCCGTCTTCGTTAGGTTTCGTTCCATCAACGATGTTGATAAGAAACTGATCGAAACAGCGACGGCGTTACTTCAAAACGAAGTTGTGTAAACAACGCTCTAACATGGTACAAGGTTCAATCACAATGAAAACACACATCGCTGTCACAACGTTCGTTCTCATCGCAACGTCGTGCGGGTTCGCTGAAACGCACAAACCTCTCGATGATGCCAGCACAAACGTCATCGTCACCAATAACGATGAGGTTATGACAATCGAACGTGAGTACTCGCCGTCATTCGTTCAGGTATGCACGGGTGAAATGTTGTGCAACGGTGAACCCGATCCCGATGATTACGTCCCCGTTAGCGTCGAAGTTCAACATGTTCTTTCAACGCCGATCGTTTTTCACGTCGTCGATTCAGGAACGTTCAACGACGTACTGTCTGATGTAGTTACGGAGCAAGACGTGCAGGATGCAGACGTTGCCGCGGATGCAAACGTCGATTCATCAGACGATCGGTGATGACTTGAGCGCCAGAACGTTTGTAACGATACCATTGGTTGCCATTGCGATCACTGGATTGGTGAGCTTCACCTCTCGAGCGATGCAGAGGCAACGTGAATGCACGATTGATGGAACACCAATCCTCAACACGCACATTGATAGCGTGTCACCGGAGGGCCCGTGTCCAACTGGCATGGTCGAAATCGACGGTGATTGGTGCCCAATCGTTGAGGAGATATGCTTGCGTTGGGTTGATCAACGAGGAAACACCGTCAATCAACCCAACGACAACGACACGGGAAGGTGCGGAGAGTTCAAGAGACCGACGAGGTGCCTGTCGCAGCAACGCGTTCACAAGCGCTTCTGCATTGACGTCAATGAATACACCGGCGATGGTGACAAACCACGATCATGGATGACGTGGTACGATGCAAAGAACGAGCTCGAGAGCGATGGAAAGCGACTGTGTACGCAGGCAGAATGGACGATGGCGTGTGAAGGACCTGAAATACAACCGTACCCGTACGAGGACGGTTACCACCGTGACAGTTTGGCGTGCAACACCGACAACCAACTACCACGTGGATTAGACGTGTTCAAAGCAACGAATCATTCAACAAAGGAGGCAAGGTTACTCGACGACATGCTCGCAGAACCCATGACGCACCCGTTGTGTACGAGCCCATACGGTGTTAAGGACATGCCTGGGAACATAGACGAGTGGGTCGTCAACGAAAGCGGTCACCCGTACGTATCAGGCCTGATGGGTGGCCACATTATGGGAGTGCGTAACAGGTGCAGGTCGATAACGCTTGCGCATGGGCCGTTGTTTTCATGGTACGAAACGGGCACGCGTGGTTGTAAAGACATCATCAAAGAAAAAGAACAAACAAAATGAAAAAAATCGCGTTGTTTCTCATTGCCATCGCTAGTGGCGTTGTTCAGTACTTAGTCGCTGCGTACGTGCTCACCACGTTATGGTCGTGGTTCATTCTGAACAGGTTCACGACGCATGTGATCACCTTCAGTAATGCCATCGGTCTACTCATCGTACTTAACTTCATTCACGTTGTAACAATGGACGCAAGTCATGACAAAACTGAAGCAAGTTCATTTGATGAAAAAATGATAAAAGGAAGCGTTAAGAACGTTACAAATGTGATCGCCTTGTATCCAGCGCTCCTTCTCGCTGCGTACGTATGGCACCTGTTCGTATAACGCTCCATGAATGGTGTAACACGATCACCGATGGATTACTGTAGCGATCACCATGACAGACAATCCCAAGACGATTCAGATGGCCATTGTTGATCCAGGAATCGTCGCAACGAACGGTGAATTCACGTTCGAAATGCAACCCAGGTACAATCCAACGAGAACGGTGAAGTACACGTTGACTCCTAAGGACGCAATGCTGTTACGTGATGCAGCGATAGCATTCATAGACGCAGTGACGAAGAAGTGAAGGTGGCGCTCGCGTGGCGAACATGATCTCTCGCGGTCAATTGAAGAAATCACAGCACGAGAACCTGATTCGCCTAGCGAGGTTCATTAACCTCAAACGTGACATAGAAACAATGTCACACAGGCAACTTGCGAACCTTATATACTGGTCGATCACTCGTAAAGACATCAAAAAGAAATTCATCGATCGAGGAATGTACTAAGTTTATGAAAAATCGTCGCGACATGATTATCATCAATCATTTGTAAATTGCACGTGGCGATAGAAACATCGACATGAACTAGTAGAAAGGATCGATCAGTGGGATACCTACACATACAGAACCTGTACAAGGAACAAACGATCCTTTTATTTCGCGAAGCGTATGCACTCGAGAAATTGGACGGTACGTCGACCCACGTTTCCTGGAAGGAGGGAAGGCTCACGTTCTTTCCAGGATGCATCAAACTTGCGACATTCGCATCGTTGTTTGACGTTGAAGCGTTGACGAATAAGTTTAAAGAACTGTACGGTGAACACGAGCTCGTAGTATTTGGCGAAGGTTACGGCGGTGCAATTCAAGCACGTTCGAACCGTTATGGAAAGAAATTACGATTCACTGCATTTGACGTGAAGTTCAATGAATCGTGGTTAAACATTCCAAATGCGCAGCAGGTCGTTGAGAGCCTCGGTCTCGAATTCGTTCCGTACGAAAAGGGACCAGCGACTGTCGCTTGGTTCGATGAACAACGAGACGCTCCGTCCGTTCAATCGCGTCGAAATGGAATTGATGGCATTCAACCGCGTGAAGGAATCGTCATTCGTCCGTTGCATGAACTACGTTGTAACAACGATGAACGTGTCATCTCGAAGCACAAACGCGACGAGGAACGTGAGACAAAGACGCCGCGAGGCGTTGATGATCCACAGAAGCTTGCGGTGTTAGAAGCCGCTGAAGCAATTGCCGGTGAATGGGTGACTGAAACGCGGCTCGATCACGTGCTTTCGAAGTTGAATGCAACACGCCTTGAGGACACGAAGATCGTGATTGCAGAGATGTTAGATGATGTTCTTCGTGAAGCAAACGGCGAGATAATTGATAGCAAGGACGCTCGAAAAGCGATAGGCGCCACAACGGCGAGGATGTTCAAGAACAGGTTGGTGAACTCATTGAAGAACGGAGAAAACACAGGTAATGCAAATTCCTAACAGGAAACCTGATTTTAGCGTACCATGTCACGCAGGTGCGTTGTTTTATTGGAAACCTGATGGTCAAGGATGCGTTGAGATAAGCACGCTCAGTTCGCAACGACTGTCACGTGACGTGCACAAAAAGCTGTGGGAGAACAACGATGACGTCGGTTTTACGATCATCAGTCACAAATCAGGCGAAGAATTACTGTTCGTGATGACAGATGAGAAACGACGAGCAGGCGAGTTAGTATGGTGGAAGTACCAGTCGTGCGAAGGTGCAATCATCATCACGGTGTTCAATGATTGATGAAACCCGAACCCGGTGACCTCATTGAGTGGGTGTACAAATCTGATTCTCGACCCGTTTATAAGGGTGAGAAGCTTTGGTCAACGCCGATGAATTGCTATGTTTCAATTGATGTTCATCCCGTGATTCTCGTCTCGATCACCGACGAGTTTTATTCTTGGCTGACCTCAGATGGGTTGTTTCATGCGCGCGCGGATGACACAACGGTTGGAATGTTAGGAATGTTAGGGATGGGGCGGTTTAGGGTCGTTCCGCGC